GCCGGTGACAGAACCGCTCATGCTCTAATTCCTTTTCAGGTTCTGCGGCTGGGCCGCGTTGAAGCCCGCGCTATGCAGGCCGGTCCGTGTAGGTCCATTCAACCGTGACGGTCAGAACCCACCACTTCCCGTCTTCGCTGGGCACGCCAGCGCCGATGGATGCGCGGCGATAGACGGTGTACCCGACCACGCCGCGATAAATATTCGCTATGTCTTTCGCCACTTGGCGCGCGGTGGCGCTGCCTGTGCCGAGCGGCACGATGACATGCACCATGAAGGTGCCGCGCTCTTCCCATGCGCCGTTGCCGAGTTCGATTGGCTCCAGCACATCGCCTTCAGCTTCAACCGAAAGCCAAGCCGCCAAGTCAGGCGCGGCGAATGCCTCATTCGGCCATTCGATAGGATAGGGCAGCGCGGCGGCTACAAGGCGCGTTCTGGCGTCGCTCCAAGGTTCCGGGCTCATGTCTCACCCGCCCCGCACATGAAGGGCATAGGCAACCGCCGTAGAGGCAACCATGAGGGGATTGCAGCCAAGCACGGCCCAATTCTTTCCATCAATCGCCACAAAATCCCCTTTGACCGGCGGCGCAAAGCCTGCCGATGCCAAGACTGGCGCGGCGTTGATTGTCATTTCAGCGTCGCCATTCATCACCCCGCCCGTGATTTCTTCCGGGCTGAAACTGCGCAGCCATCCCGTCACGGCGATTTCCGTGAAGGTGGTTGTCATTGCTTGCCGGCGGCGCAGCGTGGCCGGGCGGCCAAAGCGCGCAATCAGACGCGGCACGGCTGAGGTGATGCTCACGCGCCCATCTTTCGCCACGGCGCCAGCAGCGCGGCGGCTTCAATCGGGATGGCTTCAGCCCCGGCGCGCGGGTCGAGGTATGAGACGGACCCGACGCCATCGGCGCTTTCGGAGCGGATGCGTGGATCGTGGCCGCGCGCGGTTTGCAGGCCGGCCAAGGTGGCGAGACATGCGCGCTCAATGTCCTGTGGCAGATCGGTTAGCAGCGCATAGCCCGCCGCGTAGGTGACTTGCACCACCGCCGCGCGCCATTGGATGCGATAATCACCGGACAGCCGGTAAAGCAGCGAGCCGTCGAGTTCGTAATCTGTCGCGGCAAGCGTGGTGCCGTCCTCAATGACTGAGGTAATGGCCGGGTTCAAATCCCGGTCGAGAATGATGCACGGCAGATCGACGCCGCGCTCAGTCTGCCGCACGGTTGCCCGGCCAAAGCCTTCCGGCCGCCCGCAATAGCGCGCGCATACGTCCGACGCCTGGCCAATGAGTTCTTGCAGGCCGGCGGTCGCTTCCGGAATGGCCAATTCGCGCGCCGCCGTGGCCAGCACGGTAAGCATGTTTGTGGCCGGCGGGGTTGTGACTGTGATCATGGCCTTGCCTGCGCTGGAATGAAGCCGCCGCGTGATGCAGCCGGGGTGAAAGTCCTGCCTTGTGCCGCCTGAAAAGCAGCGCGGGCGAAAGAAGCAGAGAAAGTACCGCGAGAAACCGCCAGAGAAGGCGCTTGCCGGGCTTGCGCCGCATGAAAAGCCGGACGTAGCAGCGCCGCAACAGAAGCCGCCCTTGCGCTTGCCACGGGCAGCGCGGGGCGATTTGTAGCAAGATTGAATCCGCCACGATTGAGAGCGGGAATAAAAACGCCGCGCGAGCGCGGCAGATTGTTGGCGATAACGCCCCAGGCGTTACCCCATGAATTACCCCATGCCGCACCCCAGGCGGAAGCCATTACACCGGCCCGAAGGGATCAGCTTCAGTGCCAGCGCCATCCACAGTGACCGCGTTCACCTTGCGAATATCCGCATGGATCGGCGTTGCCGCCGCCGCCGCCAGTACTGCCGCCGCGTTCTGTGCAGCGGTAGGGACGCTTCCGCCCGCCGTGACCACGGTTGAAGCCGCAGACTGGATCAGCAGGGTTTGGACACCGGCGGTATAGGTAATGGGGTCTCCGCCTGGTCCGCCGATGAAGTTTCCACCCGCGATTCGGGCGACGTAATCTCCGGCTGGGAAGCGAAGTTGCCACGCCCCCAGTACTTCGACGGTGAGGCCGACCTGAACACCGGGGCCAAGGTTATTGAGCCCTGATCCGCGTCCGATTCGGTCATAGATGATTCCCTCCTCACTTGCCTGCGCTGCCTTCACCGCAGCGTAAAGCGTGGCGCAATCAACATCCGCGACACCCACATCCACATCAATGCGGGACGTCACGAAATCAAAGGTGAAAGGCGCGGCGTAATAGGCCATTAGACATCACTGTTACGGCTGGCATTGACGCTGCCGCCCGCATTCGTGATGGAAAGCGTGGTGCTAAACGGCACAATGGGCGAAGCGCCAGAGCCGTTGCGTACATCCACCCGCGCCGAGAAATTGGCCGAGTAGATGAACGTCACGCTCTCCGCAGTGCTGGCGGCCACCTTGTCGAGATAGGGGACAAAGACATCATCCGCCGTGACAATGTTGCTGGCGAGCGCCGGGGAAAGGCCGCTGAAAGTCTTGGTGCCTGCATTGAAGGATGAGTACGTGTAGCGCACGCCCTTGATGCGAATGACGCCAGCCGAAGGTGTGTCGGTCTTGATGCTTTCCACCACAGTCAGGGCCGTGGCGCCAGCGCTGGCAGCGACCGGCGTGTACTCGTCCTTAAGGATGCCGCCCGAGCCGTTCTCACGCGCCACCAGAATGCGGTCGCCGACGACAAGGTTACCAAGCGTGATGCCGATGAGCGTCGGCGGCGTCTGAGTGGTGCCGTCGTGAGCGATTAGCTGATACTTGGTGCTTTCGCCGGCCAGCACGCCCGTCACCCACCAGCCGCGCGCCGCGAAGAATGTGCCGCCGGCGAAGCTACCAAAGGGTGCGGCGGGAATTTCCGTATAGGCAGCGTTGAGAACCCGATAGCGCCAGCCTGGAACACCATTGAGTGTCGCGGCGCTGCTCTCACGCGTCAGGTATTGGAGGTACTGATAGGCTTCTTGGAGCGTGCAGCCGCCGGACAAGGCAATGGTTCCCTTGTACGCCTTGGCGCCATTGCCGTTGCCCAAGTCCTGCGTCGTGTCGCCAAAGGTGACGGTCACCTTCGTCGAGAGCGCCGCCGCCTCGGCTTCGGTCAGCACCACATTGGGATCAGTCGCGGTCGAAAGCGCCGCGTTGCTTTCGCCACCAGCCGAAAGCCCAACATCGAAGTGCGAGTACGTCTGGCCCCACTTGCGGCTGAAGGCGGTGACGTTGCCCGAGTCAATGAAGGCGCCGCCGGTCTTCACCTTGACCAGAATTTGCACATGGCCATCGGGCCAGAATTTGGTGAGCTTTGCGCCGTTCTGCACCACATAGACCGGCGACGCCGCGACAATACCGCCGATGGTCTTCAAGCCAGAATACTGAACCGCCGCACTGGCCTGCTTTACCGAGCCAAAATTGATGTATTGCGCCGCGTCATCGTCAAGATTGAAGGTGATTGCACCGCTTGTCAGCAGGTTTAAGCGGGAAGCAACCGCCGCGTCACGCGGGCCATCAAGCCGCGAAGGGTTTGGTGCCAGGATGTCCAACAAATCATTACCTGAAGCCGCCGCATCATCTGCGAGGTCTTGCAACCAAGCGTGTAATTCCAGCACAGAATAAACAGTGGTGCCGCTGGTATGACGAATATCGCCAGTTGTGCTGATTGAAAAATCGGCTGCAATGGGCATTGCTATTGATCCGGCTGCTGGTTGGCGGTTTGACTGTTGTTGCTTGCGCTAAGGGTCGTCGTCGTGCGCCACTCTTGGTAAGCCGGGGAACCCGTCGCATTGCGAACAACAATGTCCACCGGAATATCTGTGGTGTGCGTGTACGTATAGGAGAAGGTGGTGCCGGTGACGGTCTGATTTGCCAGCACCGCCAGCGTGTCGGTTCGCCGTAGCAGAATCCGGGAGCCCGGCACAATTCCAGAGACCGCGAGGGTGTAGGAAGCGGCGGGCGAATAATAGGAGCCGTCGTCAGCCTGCATCCGCGCAAAGCCGGGAACCTCGGCGCCGCTGCTGTCCACCACGCGCACGCCTTTGAGCGCCGCGCCCGCCGAGCCGAATAGGCGCCCGCGCTGCGTTTCAAGCGCCGTGCCGACCGCGACCACCATCACGGGCCACGCCATATTGTGAAAGTCGCCGAGCGTGAACGCGTCTTGCGCGGTCTGCCACGACAGCCACTGCGCGACCTGCGGGGCCGAGACACCGGCAGGTACGGTGACAGTGACCGACCACTGCTTGCCGTTCCACGTCACGGGCGAAGCGCCGTGGTTCGTGACCGTGATGCCCAGCGCGCCGGGGTCGGTGTCCGCAATCGCCGTGTCGACCTGGTTGAGCGGAAACGCGGCGCCGTCTTCGGTAAGCGTGAACGGCGTCTGGACCTCTGCCCAGCCGGGGCGGCGGACGCGGAGCGTTACGTCCGCGTCGGCGAACCACGCGGGATACAGGCGCGACTGAGTCGACGGCCGCACGTCTAGCAGGCGCCCGTCGTTGTTGCGGAAGATTGCGGACTGCGATCCTGACTGCACGCCAGACAGAGCAACGGTCGGCTCGTTGTACGGGTACGGATTCGCAACGATGTCTGCCGCACTTGTGACGCCGAAGAACGACACGGTTCGCAGCGCGTTGCCCGTGTTTGCGACCTCGCATCGAGCGCGCAGGCGTACCTTGACGCCCGAAGGGCTGATGCCAGTCTCTGCCGACAGGTTCGCGGCATTGAGCGTCTTGAACGTGCCGCTGAAGCCGGTGCCTTTATCCAGGTCGTAGGTAAGCGCGATGTTCGCGGTGTTCGCGCCGGAGACAACTGGCGCGGTGTTCCCGAAACCTGTAATCCCAAGAATCCAATAGGGCCACGTCCATGTCACTTGGTCGTTCAACGCGCGCAGGAGCAGGCCGTTGGTTCCGTCGCGTCGGATGGTGCCGACGTCATCGACGTACGCCGACTGACTGAACGGCGACGGGCTTTTCTCGATGCCTGTGAACACAGAAAGCATGACTTCGGTCGCCGACACTTCCTGCTCGGCGAAGTGCAGGCCGATAGTCGAGAACGTCGTTGGGGTGACGCCGTTATTCAACACAGTTGCGTGAGTGCGGTTGCCGCCCGACGCCGTTCGCTGGAAGAACGCGGTCTGCGGGTACGCGGCGACCAAGCTGCTGCCCGCGTAGGCGGTCGGGTCGCCACAGTCCGATATCCACACCTCATCGCAGTTTTGCGTCAGGACTGTCGAGTCAGCCGCCTGCGATCCGCCATTGAAGTAAACCCGCGAGACTCGCGCGTTTTTTACGTTGGTGAGCGCCACGACATACCGGCCATCGGCGCCCAGCACCATCGGCGCGGCGCGTGTGCCGATGTTTCGAATGCGGATGTTGGTCGTCTGGTCCTGGGCGAGAACCGCCGTCTGAACGAACGCGGCGGTGCCGGGGAATAGCGACACGCCGTCGACCACTACGTCGGCGCAGTTGACGAACTGAATGGCGTAGTTGGAGCGCGTCCCAGTGGCAGCGTGCAGAGATGCAACGACGCTGTTGGTGATTTCCACCGCCGCGCAGCCGGTGAGCGCCATCCCGACGTTGGCCGCTCCCGAGACGTGGACGCAGTTGCGTAGCACAATCTCGCTGGAGTACGAAACCGCCCACGATACGATTGCCTTGTTGTTGAACGCCTCGCACGAGTCGAAGACGGCCCCGACGCAGTTGGCGACGTTGAACGCGCCCGTGGCAGTTCCGCTCCCCGCCGCCTGAAAGCTCTCGCAGCCCTTGAACTCCACATCTGTCGAGTAGCCGACCGCGAAGCTTTGCTGGTTAATAGCGCCGACGCGGGACGCCGCGACGTTTTCAAAGCGAACTTGCGACAGGGCGCTTGCGTTGCTTGTGACGTTTGGTTGACCCCCGGCCCAGCATGAATCTGCGCCGCAAGAGTCTTTGACGCGGTAAAGGGAGGCGTTTCTTACCCCAAACAACGTGTTCGCGCAAGCAAACTCGACGTCCACCACGCCGCCAGTCGAGAAAAACTCGTAGCGGGCCGAAACGCTCGCCGTGTTGAATGTGTTTGCTGCCCAGTTCGCTGAAGTCGAGCTTGAGAAGTGGACGTTCGGCACGCGGATACGCGCGCCGCTTGGCGGGAGCTTGCCAAACGTCGCGCCGCCGAAGGTGATCACGCCAGCAGCGGAACAAGTGAAGTAGCGACCCCGGTTGTCAGTGGCGATGTTTGTCGCATTAAACTCCGCAGCCGGCGCACAGCCCCACCACTCATACACGCCCGAGCCTGCCGCCGTCTCGACCTGCACCGCAGGCACGAAATCCGCAACGTAATGCTGGATGGTCTGCCCTGCTACCCCGGTCGCTACTCCAAGCTCAAACCAGTCACCCCGAACCGTGAGCGCGCCGAGGCGCGGAATGTTCACAATTCCAGTTGTACTGCTTGTGCCCTCTGCCCCGACGATGTGAATCCATCCACGCTGCCCCGCGCTCGAAAGCGTGGCGGTCGCGCCGCCGGTGAAGGTCAGCACATCGCCGGTCGCCAGCGCGGCACTGCGGCGGCGCAGCTTAATCCAGCCCGTCGCGGGCATCGCGCCACCAGGGGCAAGCGGGGCCGTGCCTACGCCGCTCCAGATGCCAAGATACTCGCCCACGTTCGAGCCGCCACGGGTCACGTCGGGACTGCCTTGGACGCCTAGCGCCGGGACGTTCCCGGTCGAGGCAGTGAACGCTACCCACCATGTCTCGGTGCCATTAATGCGAAGCTCGCCTTCGTTTACGTCAATGATCCCAAGAACGGCGGCGTTCTGACCCGAGCGGACGTCGCTGTTGATCGTGACCGATCCGCCGGAGTTGATCGTGATGGTTTCGCCGTTCAGCAGCCCCGAGATCGAGGCGTCGTCGTAGTTGACGGCGGTGGTGACGGTTTGGTTGGCCATTTATCTGCCTTTCCGCGCCAGCATTTACCGCAGTCCCTTGAATTGCAGAAAGGCGCCAGCCGCAATCGCGCCAAGCACCGCCATCGTCATTGCCTTAACGACCTGACTCCAAATGGTCTTTTTTGTTGAGCGCCATGCGTCGAGAAGGTTTCGCAATTCCTTCAGATCTTCACCGGCGCTTTCGTCATGCAAACCAATAGATTCAAGCGCCGCCCTTGCGCCTTGTTTAGCAGCCCTGGAAATCATCTGCTCAATGACTTCAGGAGACATAGCGCGGCGCTCTTCCGGCATTGGTCAGCCCTCGGCTTTTTTCTTCGCCTTCGGTTGGCCGGGCACTTCTGCCCAGCCTTCCCGAATAGCAACCGCCGCAAGTTCACCGTGGACAGTATCGCCCACAGCAAATTCGCGCCCGTACACTTCGCCGTCCGGCGCCCCGATGAAGGGCGCCGTTACGGTTGCCACCACCTCAGACATTAGGAAGCGGCAATCTTCAGCAGCTTAATCGCCTGCGAGTTGCGGATGCGACCGCCGACACGCTTGCGGATGTAGAACTGCACAAAGCCGGGCAGGGTGATTTCGTCGCGCGTCATGCGCATCCCGACGCGATCCGCAATCAGGTAGCCTTCA